CCTGTGGTGGCCAATTGAATTCTTCCAGCCATTCCTACTACTAGGAGTAGATTAAAACCTTAGACCACATAACCCGTGCTCGAATCGGATGACGTTGTAGTTCTCTGCGTACACCCTGACATCGTTGTCGTAACCATTGTAAAGTGGCGTGAGTTCGACTTCGAGCAGTTTATGAATGATGCGTGACATGTTCACCTGCCCCGTGGGGTAATGTCGTTCTGGGTACAGAGACCACGAGTACATGGCAAAGGTGGATGTGATGACGTAAGGTTCGAGTGCGTTCGTGTCCGGGTTGAGATAGGCCGTCGCCTTGGACGCCACTGGAATGTTCACGTGCCCCTTGAGTGGTTGTTCGTACGTCAAAAACTTTGTGTTTTGGTTGAAGACGACTTTATCATTGAATCGAAGTTCCAAACGTTTGATTGTGTTGAAGTCGGTGGGGATGTTCAAACTCTTGGGGTATCCATTTTGTGACACCACGTACATGGTTTTCACTGGGTGTTTAAAATTGAGCATGACTGCCTTTTTGTCTTCGCCGTCTTTCATGACAAACTTGGACATTTGGAGTTGCGTGATGACGTACTCCACCGGACGCGTGCGAAGGAACTGAATCTCGTCCTCGGTGATGTACACGAAGTCCGTGTCCAGTGACAGATTCTTAATCGACGCCGTGGCGTTGGCGGGGCTCGCGAGGAACACCATCTCTGAGAGTGGGCGTAACTTAAGGCGTACCTCCACGAGTTGTTTCGTGAGGGCACACACGGGAATGGCGAGCGATGGATTTCTGTAGTTATAAAATGGAAGGTCCAGGAAATAGGTGTTGTTTCCGGTGTATCGAAGGAAATCACCATGACCCGTGAGAAAGTACACCGTTTGGTTCACGTCGTCGTCGTTGTTGTACAACTGCTGGCGCATGTAGATGTATTCCCCTGAAAGTCTTTGGATGGTCTGTCCACCTATGACGAGGTCGGCCCACTCGATGAGATGTGTGCACACCGACGGGGGCCAGTACACGTCGTTCACTTCCGTGCTCTCATCCGGCTGAGGGTCGCTCAACGTAATCTTCAGCGTCATGTTACGAATGAGGTCGCCTTTGTTGTGTGGAATCCTGCAGGACACTTCCTGCCCGAAATCAATGTCCCCATCGAACGGTGTCTCCACGCGTTCTTGCGCAAACTTTGTGTGTCTCTTGAAATTCATCAGGAAATGTGAAAACGTGGGTTGTCCTGTGCACCACGTGTCGGCCACACCCGTTGCTGCGAGTTTCAGTGACATCTCTGATATAAGTGAGTAAAATTTTGAGAAACAAAAAATGTGCATTCTAGTAGATATGAATCTCCAATTACGGAAGTTCAAACCCGAAACGATGGGCGATGACAAGGTGTGCGTCTTCATCGGTAAAAGAGGTACGGGTAAGTCCACCCTCGTGGCGGACATTTTGTACTACAAGAAACATCTCCCAGCAGGCATCGTGCTCTCTGGGACCGAGGAAGGCAATCACTACTACAGCAAACACGTCCCCGACTTGTTCATCTACGGTGACTACGATAAAGAAGCCATCGAAAGGGCTATCGAACGTCAACGAAAGTTGGTGAGCGCTGGCAAAACGAATTGTGGATGTTTCATTCTTCTCGACGATTGCATGTACGACAACAAGTTTCTCAAAGACACGTGCATTCGACAATGTTTCATGAATGGAAGGCACTGGAAAATCTTCTTCATGTTGACGATGCAGTACTGCATGGACCTTCCACCGGCTCTGCGAGCGAACGTGGACTACGTGTTCATCCTCAGGGAAAACATCATACAGAACAGAGAGAAACTCTATAAAAGTTTCTTTGGCATCTTCCCTTCTTTTGACATGTTCAACAAAGTCATGGACGCGTGCACGGAAAACTACGAGTGTCTTGTTCTCGATAACACCGTGAAGAGTAATAAAATCACCGATTGTGTGTTTTGGTACAAAGCAAACGTCAGGAAAAACTTCAGAGTCGGCGCCCCAGAACTTTGGGCGGTGCACAAAAAGATGTACAACCCCAAACACATGCAAGACCGCCAGGGGGACCCGAAGAAAATGAACAAGAAGACTGCGCTCACTATCACTAAAAAGAAATGAGTGACTATTTCAGAATGTCCGACCAAATCACGACATATAATTTAACAGACACAGGAGATGGTATGGTGGCTCTGTCGCCACCGCCGAGTGAATCGCCCTCGACGGCGTTTGTTTCTGATGAAAAAAATATCCGGAAAGAACATAAAGAAACCATGGATTCAACCCCAATCTCTGAAATCATGGAAAACGAACCCGCGTCTATGATGGCCATGCCGGCCATGGACCCCAGGATGCAAGGTGTCATGCCGCAGATGGTTGCACCGCAAGCGGGCGCGCCGACCGGTTTCGCCCAGCCGATGCAGCAACAAGAAGCCCCTGCGAAGACCAAGGAGAACCCGATGGGTCTTTCTGATGACCAAATGATGGCACTCCTCGTGGCGGCGTGCGCGGCGGCGGCGGTGTCCAAGCCCGTACAGGATAAGTTAGTGACCTCTGTTCCCAAGTTCCTTAACGAACAGGGGAGCAGAAGCGCGGTCGGTTTAGCCGCGACGGGCGCGGTCGCGGCGGTTCTTTTCTACTTTGGTAAGAACTACATCTGAGTTCATTCCCAGTTGAGATTGCTGTAAATCGAGCGGTCTAAACCCATGTAATAGGTCAACAACCCCCCGGCAATGAAAGTCGCCGTCAATAAGCCACTCGTTTTCAGTGTCTTCTCGACGTCCTTTCCAAATTCTTGCATGTCTTCGCGCGTCTTCTTGAACATCGTGTGTAACACGTACGTGAGAATCAACGCTATGGCGGTCGCCGTGAAGAAAAAGCTGCGGTCTACGGCGAGGCGAGGCAGGCGGTTCACCGCCATGCGCATGACGTTCGGTACGATGAGCGTGAGGAGCACCAAACGCGCCTCGTATCGCTGCACGACAACCGGGAGAAGTGCGACGTAATAGATGACCAACCAGTAAAAGATGGCCATGAATAAATCTTTAGGCGGCGTCTGTGCCATTATTTATGTATTATTTACTGACATTTTATTTTTACCTGTCCTGAACATCTTTACCACAAAACGGTGTCTTGTCTGGAATCTTTTCATAGATGCCCAGTTCAACGGCTAAGTCTCTAAGTTCTACGTAACTATTCCAGTACGCATCGCTGTGGTCGTACTCTGGCACCACGCAGTGCGCCAACTCGTGAAGGAGGATGTGGAAAATTTCATTCACCTCTCCATCGATGCACACACCCACCTCGAATCCTTTGTTCACGTTGTACCCGAGCGCACCATCCCACGTTCTGTGATAGGCTGTGAGGGGCATGGGGTTGTGCAATTTCGGAAACTTCCCCCTACTGATGAGAGCTTCTCGCAAGGTGTTATATTTTTCGCGCACGACTCGAACCTTTTCGGGCTCCTTCGTGGTCGCGAATAAATAGACGTTCACCAACACTAAAATCAAAACGACGAACATCACTTTCTATAGGCAAAGATAAATTTCGAATACATTCGAGTCACCGCGTGTCCATCGAGAGGACCCCAG